GCCGGATGTTCCGGCTCGCCGCTGAGAGTCTCTCTCGGTTGGTGTTTCACCACTCTATCGAAGGGATCGTCTCTCTTGGGAGGGTTTTGTCGTGTCGTTTGCTCGAGTACGCGATCTGAATGGCCTGGTGGGGCATGGAGGTACCAGCTATCGCTGGTTTCCACCTGACCCTAACCCGACTATTATTCAGCGCGTCTCTTCAAACGGCGAGACTCGGCACTGTCTTGATACGGTTGGCAATTTCCCTAAGCCCAATCCCTTGGACTTAAGTATTGTCACCGTCAAGCGTCCGAATCTAGACGGGGAGCTGTGGTCAGGTTCGAATCTCATACGAAAACTTGTTTCGTATCCGATCGACCTGGTCCCAGCCCCCCCAGATCCTCGTTCTAAGTTTCCTGTGTTCGATGAAATCGACCGCAGTAGCTTAGCATGGGATCTCCTTTCTCGCACTAACATTAGTCAGCCACACATTAGTGTGCCGACTTTCGTTGGTGAGTTAAAGGACCTTCCTTCCCTCGTTCGTGGGTGGGGCAGCAACTTGCTTAGCAAGATCGCGAAAGGTCATTTGACCTGGCGATGGGCTGTCCGACCTATGATCGGGGACATCCGCAAACTCTTGATGTTCCAGGCCGCGGTTAATCGCCGCTGCTTGGACCTCTCGATTATGCGGGTTCAGAGATACGTGAAAAGAAAGGCTTCGCTCGATGGCCAGACTATCACGGAAGGCCCTGTTAGTGTGTTTGCACACACTAGCTCAGGCTTTACCGCGAAGTATGACCGGACTCGTACCTTCACCTCTAAGGTGTGGGGTAGTGTCAAGTGGAAACTTGACCCTTCCGTTGTTCTCCCTGAGTTGGACTCCGAGCTGTATAACTACGCTTGGAGATTAACTTTTGGGATTACAACGCACGAGCTCCTTGCCACACTCTGGGAGTTAACTCCCTGGAGTTGGTTCATTGATTGGTTTACGGGTATCGGCAAGATTATTGCCGCGACCAATAACACAATCAAGGCAACCTGGGCGGAACTGTGTATCATGAGGACCTCGCTTTGTCGCGAGACCTTCGTGAAAACCACAGGGTGGCCTGCGTGGTGTACTACTGATAGTGACAACACGCAGACTCACGAACGCAAGGAACGGTGGCCTTCCACCCCCTTGCTGCCTTTCATCCCTTCCCTAAGGCCTTTAGTTTCACTAAAGGCCTGGTCGATACTGGCGTCTCTAGCTGCTCTGAGAGGTTCTCGGGGCCTGCGAAGCGCCCCTCCCTAGCAGAGTCGCTAAGACTCCAGGAGCTCCCTATGTTCGGTCAGACTCAGGCTGTTGACTTTGGTCAAGGGTCTAAGACCCTTGTCAAGATCAACCAGGATGGCTATGCCTCGGAGTATTATCTCCGTGACAGCATTTCGGAGCATCGCATGAAGATCCGTCATTCGACGGTTCTCCATGACGCTGTTCCCTATGCACGCCACAACGTGGAAATCACGCGGACGGTCTTCGCGACCTCAACGGTCCCGGAGTATGTCCAGAAAGCGTACTTCGTCTTTGAGCATCTGCCCTCAGACGTCGACGCTGTCAAGCCCTTCGATGGCTTGGCCGATTGGGCCATTGCCACCGCAGACGCTGCATTGATTTCTCTCGTTGGCTGGGAGTCCTAACGGTCTCCCACCTAGGCGAAAGCCACCCGCTGAAGGCTGCCGAGCATGCATGCGACGTAAGGAGTGATCCCTATGTCTAACAGGCATGTTCAGGAGCTGAGCCGTGTCTGTGAGTGTCTCTTACGAGATGCTGCACAGGCGTTCCCGGCCCTGGTGAAGGAGTTTGAGAGAGATCTCAATCGCCTCCGCCACCTCGTCAAGCATAGAGGTCTAACAGTTTTCACTGTTGACTTCCCTGCTGTCTGCAAGCACCTTGATCGGTGTCTTGCTGAGGGTCAGTACAACTTGTCTTGCCTACCCACTGCGGGTAGGATCAATACAAGGGTAGTGATCCCGAAGTTTCTTCGGGGACTCTACCTACTGGTCTTTGACGAGGATGGGAGTCTGAAGGAAGACTGCGATCCACTTGCTGTTTTCTTTCTTAGGCAAATCCTTGCCTTCGGAAAGAAGACCGAGTTGGACTGCAGTGAGGATGCCAAGGACCGTGAGGTCCAAGAATTCCTCGATTTAGACATTGACCTCCCAGAACCTGGATGGTTCTGGAATGGTCAGACTGCCTTCACTGAGGATGTACCAGACCACCCTTTTATAGGGAGCTTTGGTGGCACCGCTTGTGATGCAGAAATGTCTGCCTTCCTTGGGAATCTGGATAAGCTGTCCGGATTCCTAACCTCCTCACTCGGGGCTTATCACCCCGAGGCATGGAGGTTCAGGCATGGCCCTGGTGCTATTGCAGAGTCTGCTGGGATCACCAATAAGTACTATTGGCGATCCTGGTCAGAACGTCTGGAATCATGCTATCCCATCGCTGACTATGGTTTCCATAGCTTCAGCAGCTGGGCTGGCCGCGCAATTGGTATGGGTACTAGCTCGAAAGAGCCTAGCTCCCGTCTCATCTGCGTTCGAAAGACCGTTGAGAAACCGCGGCTCATCGCTGCGGAACCCGCGTCACATCAGTGGTGCCAGCAAAACATCTGGCATTACTTTTGTGCCCGGGTCAAAGATTCTTGGATTGGAAATTTTGTTCGCTTCCGCGATCAAACTTTCAATCAAGATCTCTGTCTCAAGGCCTCTCGGGGTGGCATGCTCGCGACACTCGATCTCTCGAGTGCCTCCGATCGTGTCACCTGCCAGGCCGTCGAGGGCCTCTTCAGGGCGAATCCGCCGCTGTTGAGGTACCTGATGGCTTGCAGGACCCGCGTGGTTAAGCTTCCATCTGGGAAGCTCCACAGGTTGCGAAAGTTCGCAACCATGGGTAGCGCCGTAACCTTTCCAGTCGAGTCTCTGTTGTTCTTGGCTGTTGCACTTGCGGCTACGCTTACTAAGCGTGAAGCACGCGTGACGCTTGAGAACATCCAGGCTCTCGAAGGAGAGGTGGCCGTCTTCGGTGACGATTTAATCGTCCCCGAAGACTCACGGGACCTGGTCGTTCGAGGCCTTGAAGCACTCCGCTTCAAGGTTAACACCGCGAAATCCTACTGGACCGGAAGGTTCAGGGAATCGTGCGGTGTTGACGCCTTCCAAGGTGTTCCGGTAACTCCGGCATACTGGAAGGGCCTAGTGACCAGGAGCTCAGAATCGGTAGCAAGTACTGTTGCGGTTCATAACAACTTCATCCTGAAGTATCTTATGAATGCGGCACAGTACATTGCGTCGACCGTACGGGGGGCCTCCGTGCCCCTCGTATCAGCCGATTCTGAAGTCATGGGACTTAAGAGCCGATGCAGCCCGCCCATCTCCTCTTTCAAGAGTAGATGGAATCGTGGCTTGCAAAGACTCGAGGTCCGCCTCCCCGTGCTTATTGCACGGGTCAGGAAGACCCCTGTCCATGACGACACTGGGCTACTTCAGTTCTTCACTGAATCCCCTGGTCCTTTTAATCCTTGGACCAGTGGTGTAGCTCAGCGCTCTTCTGCCCGTTTAAGCAGAAGATGGGTCCCGGCGGCCGACGTGCTTGCTCAAGGCACCTTTGCCGCGGAGGGTTTGCGCCCCAATTTCTTGAGCTAGATGCTCTTGAAAGAGGCGGCGCCTGGAGTATAGCAGCAGTGCTAT